ACCAACAACAGGATATAATTATAACTAATGGATTTAAAAGATAAAATAATTGGTATGGCTCTCGCTGCCTTAATTGCCCTGGTCGGCTGGAATCTTCATGAAACTTGGGGAATGAAAGAACAAGTATTTAAACTTCAACAAGGACAGGAAATTCTATCTAAACAGATTAAAAAGAATACTAATTTTGTTAAACAAAAACTTAAACAACTTAAAAAGAAAAAGGTAAAGAAGAATAAAAAGAAAAAAACTGATGGTTAAGTGGTTATTTATTTTTATTTTATTAACAGGTTGCGTTTCATTACTTGCATTAACAGGCTGTAGTACTGATACTCGTGTTTGCCCAGATCAAACTAAAGTTGAAATTGGTGTAACTGAAACAGAAGCAAAAAATGATAAGTTCCAAGAAAAGAGATTACTAACGCAAACTTGGAAGTGGGGAAAAAAGAAGTGTGCAGAAAAATAATAAAAAACTTATATTAAATTAATGGATAAACTTATGAATTATTACTTTACCACAGTTTTATTTATAGGACTATTAGCGTTAGCCCTTTGTATGAAACCAGGAGGCTATTAATGACTGAAAGATTTTGTAAAAAATGTAATCATTTATGTCACTGTATAGAGGCAGATCATGAGACTTGTAAATGCGAAGATTGTCAGTGTAATGGTAGAGAAGAAGATGCAACCTATGAAGGTAGTGGTGTAGTTAATGAGTAAACAACCTTTAACAATTTCAGACGAAGCAAAAGTTCAAATGCCCATGAAGACCGTAGCCAGCCTCATCACGCTGGTTGCGATCGGCACCTGGGCTTACTTCGGTATAAATGAGAAGCTTAATCAGCACTCAACAACCCTAGAACTAATGGAGAAGGATCTCGTAGAAAACACAGCTTTCCGTATCGGATGGCCACGGGGACTTTTGGGTAGTTTGCCAGCTGATTCCGAACAATTTATGTTGATTGAACATATGAGTGGGCAAGTAGAAAAAATAGAAGTAGCAATGCAGGATATGATGTCAAATACCGTTAACATTCAACGTTTACAAAAGGATGTGGAGAAGATATTATCTGACATTGAAAAATTAAAAGATAAGCAAAGAACTTTTGCTAATGGAGGAGACCAATGATTGTAGAGACCGTATTTGCCCTTTTATTAATAATGGACCACCAAATTATCGAGCATCGTATCCAACCCACCCTCAGTCAATGCCTCAAAGGGAAACGTCATGCTTCCAGAGCTGACGCAGGAAATACCCGAATACAACATAAATGCATTAAATCCAAGGCAGAAGTAGAAATCAATATAACTGATGGTTCAAAAACAATTAAAAAACTTATACTGGAGTAATGAACAAGAAATCTTATGCTTTTTTTCTTAAGAAAAATAGATCACAAAATAAACAGAATCCTATAGCAGAAGAATTAAGTGATGGACGTTATCAACAACGTGTGGTAAAGAATAAGAAAATATATAATAGAAAAAAATATTCTAAACAACAGATAGTATGACAAAATTTACATTAATAATATGGGTGTGTTCTTTTTTAGGTAATCAGGCCAGTTGCTTACCACCTATGGAATACCCTAAACAATTTGATAGTTGGTATGAGTGTTCTCGTACTGCACATAAAGAATCTTTAATGATGATTGCTAAAATGGGATATAAATATATTAATGAGAATCAAATTGCTATGACTTATAGTTGTAAGAAAAATTCTACTATTTAATCATTTAAATAAATTAGATGGCTTATTTAAATGCTAACATACCTATAATTGAATGCTATGTTAGGGGTAACTATCTTAGAGATCAAAGAGACTCCCATGATAAATACTTTGAATGTGTAGTCTTTGGGGTTTGTAGTTTACCTGGGCAAGTTCCCCTGTTTCACTACATGATGACGGATGGGGGTATATGGTGGAGATCGCCTATCTCTGCATTCTGTAAGAAACCAGATGTCAAAGAATTACCTTTAGATGAATTATGTATGTGGAATTCATTTAGTTATAATATATCAGTAACTACATTTTATAATTTATCTGGAAATAAAGTACAATATTTTTCAAGACGTAAGATTAAACGAGAAGGTAAGTATTTATTTACTTTAGATTGGTGTTCAGGTGATTATAATGAATTAGATTTTGGCTACTCACAAAAACCTGACCAACATAAATGTGGTCATGTAATAGAGTTAGATGATGGCAACTATGCAATACAACCTAACAATAGATTAAGAGTTTTTGATCCTTCATTAGCAGCAGATCCTAACGAAGTATTAATACATCGTTTAGTAAATACTAAAACATGGTCTGTTGAAGATACTTCCAAATGGATTACAGCAGAAGACGAAGAAGGAAGTTACGATTATGATTTAAAAGAATTAAAATAAAAAAAGGGAGAAGCTATTAACTTCCCCCTTATAGTGGGCAACACATGAGGCACCTTTACGGGTGCCTTTTTTTTTGGTGCAACTTCTTCACGCCAAAACTTTTAAATTATAATAGGTCCTTCTTTTTCCATACGTATTCTTCGTTGTGCTTTCTCTGATGGTGCAATACTTTTTTTAATATCTTCTAAAGTCCACTGAGGATTTTTCTTTAATTTTTTAACAATCCATTTATATGACCAAGGCTGTAGTTTTAACGTACCATCACTCCAATAGTAACTTCTAGTCTCAATTAGCTTTTCAAGATTACTACGATTAACTTTAGTATGATCTTCTTTTTTAATTACTTCTTTAATCCACTCAACCATAATAGCCCGTGCTTTATTTCGTATCTTTTTCATTTGTTTGGTATTCATTCTATATTATAAAAACTATACTTAAGAGTTAACTCTTCTCCACCCTCAATATCTTTTAATGCAATTAAATTATATTTAGTATAATCATGTTTAATTTTAACATCATTTGCATTTGTCATAAAGTATCTACTTTTAGTACAGTTAGGTGTATCTGAATGATTTATAAATCCACCTAGAGGGGTACGAATTAACATGCCATTCATTTTCATATGACTTACTCCAAAATTAGTTCCTTTCTTTACAAAGAAATTTGTAAATAAACCTAATCCTTCAATGGCACTTATACTAATTGTTAGTCCATCAGGTAATGGGTTATACATCTTGAATTAACTTTTTAATATCATCTTCTAACTTTTTACCAACACTATTAGCATGATTAATAATAGCAGCACATAGATTAGCTTGATATTTAAAATCCTTTAAGGCTTCTCTTATTTTTCCTACAGGTTTTCCACCATAGTCTATTATGATGGAATTCTCTTTATTTAAACCAATCTTTAATTCAAATAATAATCCTGTATGTTTTGATATATTATTTTTTTCCATCACTTACCCCAGGTGTTTCCTGCTTAACAGAACTAGTATCTATTTTAGGATCTAGTTGCTTTAGTGTTGTAAGCATACTCATTAGCTTAACAACTTCAGCATAAGGTTTTGACATTAAATACCTCATTATATCTGTTAGTTGTGTAGAACTTATTAAAAAAGTTCTAGGGTTTGGTTGTTGTTGTGTTGGTTTTTCCTTTGCGTTATTAGCCATCTTTCTTTCTCCTTATTGTTATTATTATTGACCTCTAAATTGATAATATTTATCCTCTATTAAATCTCCATCTAATAAATAAAGATTAATATCTTTTTGTTCATTAAAGATTTCCTTTAAATCTCTAACAGTTTGATTAAGGGTTCTACCTTGTCGAAGACAACCACAAACTAAATCTTCTACTTCTATTATTGCTTGTTTAACTTGTCCCATTATGTTACCTCCTTAATGAGTCTGTTTAAATACCATTGTGCTTTTTGTAAATCTTCCAATGGTTCTCCTTTGAATTTATATCTTGATACATACTTTAATACATTACCTTTAAGGTATCCATGATATTCATCATCTGTCATTCCATCCTGAATAACATCAATAGTTTCCTTTTTACCCTTAAGATAATGAGAAGGTGAATGAACATTATCGTTTACCATACTTCCTCCTAATTACATTATACTCAACAGTTTCTAAATCATACTCACCATTACGAACATTACGTTTAACTATTAAACCACTCCACCACATACGTTGTGTATTTCTAGCATAGCTTTCTTTATGATGCAGATAACATCCAGCAGATAACCCTATAACTTTTCTACCTGAAGGGATTGTGCACATTGAGTAATCAAATAAATGACAATGCCCTACAGTTGAAGATACTTTATTCTTTAATAGGAGAGAACGTGCAATGTTGTCCCCACTAATAGGCTTACCCATAATACCAGTAGGATAATTGTGGCAATAATGTACACCATTGATAGATATAGGTTCTTGATATGGAATAACCTCCCAACCATACTCTTTAAAGTTAAGGTCTTTTGTACTAATTGTGCCATCAAGTTCTGGAGTCTCATCTACTATCCTATCTATTCTATCTTCGTGATTACCAAGTAGCATGACTTTTCTTGGTCGTCCCCCATTGAGACCTTTGTTAAATTTTTCCAATGCGTCATGAGCATGGGCTATATCTTTTTTATATCTTCTACCTTCAAAAGATTTCTTACCTTTATCATAGCTTGATAGAGAATCCATACTTGCAAAGTCACCCATGCATACTATGGTAGTTGGTTTTAGATCTCGTGCCATTTTACCTGCCCACAGAAATCTATCATTGCTTGCTTTGGGTGTGCAATGAGGATCACCCATAACTAAATGTGTTGCCATTTTAAATACTATCCATTATAGCTTTAACAAAGTCAGCATTTGCTTTTTTTGTTTTATCACAAATAGTTCCTGCTGTATTGACAGTTTCACTACAAAGTTCTTTGCACCATTTTTTTAATTGTTTTAACATTAGTTTAACTCCTTATCCCTTTTGTTTTTTAAGTATTCAATAAAGTCAATAATATTAGATTCATCACCAAATTCTGCAGTGGAATTAATACTAAGGTCTTCACTATTATTTTTCTTTTTATCGTCAGCAAATCCACGAAGTCCACACACAAACGTTGATTGGGGATCTTCCGTTGCCATTTTTATCATGCCTCTAGCTATTGTAGAACATAATTCGTATTGTTCAGTAGTCATTTTAGATTTATTATCCATAATTATACCACAATGAAAACCTTTTTGCCAAGGACTAATGAGCACCTTAATTGAATTAATTAAATTTAGATTATCTTTTTTCATTTATACCAATACCTATCTATATTTTCACTAGTGTACTCCACAACTTTATGTTCATATCCTCTTTTCATACTTCTTTTACCAAAATCTTCTGCCTCTTTTTCTTTATTAAAAATAATATTTGTAAACATTTTATAGTCTTTCTCCTTTTTATTTTTATATAGTACAAAGTATAACATCATATAGAGTCGGTAGAAAATAGACCCCTCGAACTATTCTCTACCATTCTCTATAGTATCATCCTGTTTAGGATTTGTTACAGAAGTATACCAAACCCACTTAGGATTTTTACCCTTGGATTGCTGCTGTGGTAACAACTGCAATTTGTCTTTCCCCCAACAAGGAAGTTTATATGGACAGTATGAACATACAAAACCTAAAATTCTATTACCAGTTGGTTTAGTCCTAAAAGTTTCTGTTATATCTTCATAGCATCTCTTAAAAGGTTTATTTTCTTTTAAAGCTTTTAAATTATTTTTTGCCTTATCAATAGCTTTCTTTTTATGTTCTTCAACTATTACAGGAGTTTCACATACAGCCCATTCACCAGTTGATTTGTTAATTGCTATCCATCCACCAAAAGGTTTTTTCTGACTTTCACCATATAGAAATCCCTGTGATGCATAACCAAATGAATCCTCTTTAACAACTTCGCTAAATCCACCTGCTTCACTAAATTTTTTTTGAAAGGAATATGGTGACGCACTTTTAATATCCCATATTTTTCCATCAATTTCAACGTCTTGTTTACCCTCAATTATACTTCCATTAAATTTATATACAACTTTCTTTTGTTCATTCTTAATATCTATATCTGCTGACTTCATTATAAATATAGCTAATGCTTCTATTATATCACCAAAAGTATTTCTCATCTTAACATTATAGGGTTGCCCCTCACCTTTAATACCTTTAGCTTCCATTTGTAATTGGCATAATGGTCTACCTACATTAGACATTCTAGGTTCAAATTTAGTTCGTCTCTCACCTTGAAACTGTTTAAGCAAGGCGTTTTTACACGCCTCACCAAATCCTGTAAGCAACTGTTCGTCTAGTTTAACAGGCTTTCTAGATGCTAAGTCTAAATATTGCTGTACTTTTAACAATATACTATTCATTATTTAGATAGCACTTGTTCTGGACTTAACTCTTCTACAACCTTAAGATCACTTTTGTCATTATTATTTACAAGTTTCTTTTTTGCAGAATTATAAGCATCAATGACTATTTTATTTTCATCATTAATAGATTCTTGAAATCTATTTAATGTTTCTCTATCTGTATCAGATAACTGTAAATTAGTATCTGCGTTTACTGCTATCTTAGGTACATAATAAACATTACTACCCTTCTTCTGCCTTATTGTATCTAAAGAAAAAGTACAATTGAACATGAACTTTTTTCTCTCCCTTAACTCATTCAAAGCAACACTAACAGGTGAAAAAGCAGTACCAGTAACTCTGTATAGAACAGGTAAATTCTCTAAAGTATGAGCATTACCTTTTGCAGTTACCCCATCTTTAAAAGATAAAAGACCATAGACAAGTTTATAACATCTTATAGTTCTTTGTTTTTCAAACTCTTCCTGATTAAGAGTTGATCTTTCTTTAAAAGAAAGCTTACCACATTTAGTTCCACCTAGCATATCTATAGCTTCTTCTTTCCAGCTTTTAAATATGATGGATCTATTTGTGTACTCTCCTTTTTCTGCATCATAATGCATATACTGCATTGCACTCAGAAATGGTCTAAGTGTAATTGGTTTACCAAAAACATTTTGACCTACTGCAGAATCATATACGTAGAAATGACCAGCTGGTAATTTATTACCATCATCATCTTCGGGTGCACGGTTAATTGCTAGCCTAGGAATATTTACTCCAATACTAGAACCATCATCTTGCCCAATGGCTTGCATAATTTGCTCATTAGACATTTGTTTTATATTTATTAAGTTATTATCAGACATTTTTTGTCCTCCTATTTTTATATTTATCTTATATCATACTTTAGTTAATTTGTCAAGTAAAAAAAGAAATTAATACTAAATACCACATCAGTAGTATGATGCATAATGTCGCACCACCACACAGATACACAGCTATTTTACCTAACATATTCTAGTCTCTCCATCAGTAATCTCATATGGAAGATTTTCCATACGAGCAAACCACATTATATAACTTTGTAGTTCTTCATCTTCATTTATATATAACTTTGTAGGTACTCCTTCAAAGTCTTGCTTCAATGATTGGAGTTTATCATAAGCCTTCTCCTGCTCATCTTCACCCCAATCATCTATACCTTTATCAAGTATTGGTGTTTCCATGTACTTCCTCCTTTTTTATATTAGTGCCATCTTCATTTTTATACCACTCAAAGTCATCTTTTGACCATTCAGGATCATCGTAATTTATAAATGGTTTATAATCATTATCCATATCTTCATCATTACGTGGAATACACTCTTCTATTTTTTTCCAAGACACAGGTTCATCCCCACTCATATCATTGATATGTTTACCTGTAATGGTTTCTCTATATGTTTCCCCATAATCATCAACGTCTTCAACTTTGATATACTCCTTTTTTTCAAGAAGAGCATCAGCTTCTGTTTTTGTTTTAGCAGTTATTTCATATTCCATTTCAACTTCGTATATTTTTCTTACTCGCCACTTTTGATAAC